CCGTCTACTGCGGCTGTAGGACACCAGTCGTCTGCGGCAACAATACGCAAACGTGTTGCCATATTACCAAAGAAAGGATGTCTTAGCAACAATCCTACACGAGCAACAATGATACGATCAAGAACTTCAACTCTCATTTCTTCAAGTTGTTCTTGTGTAATATCTGGATTAGGTTGCCAGTGTTTTTTACCTTCTATGTTTCTTAACGGATAACTCATGTGCCATGTCCTCTGTTTATATATTTACTATAACAAATATGTGCCATTGTGTCAAGTAAAATGGTAAAAGGGGTTGCCCCCTTTTACCTTATGTGTTTGCCGCCTTAATATACTTACCAAAACGGTCATGGAATTCATCGAAACATTCAACTTCGTCTGGATCAATTGGAAGTTGGTATTGTGTAATAGCAACTTTAATACCCATAACAACAAGTTCAGTTTCAAAGTTATCCATTGCAAATCGCAGGAAGTTGTTAACCATTGAATCAAACTTTTTATCATTTTTATCTGATGCTTGTTTGAGTTCATAGCAGAGCGAAATAGTCAAGGAATACATGGCACTGATTTCTTGGTTTTTAAGCTCTTTAACTTTACCTGCAAGTATGTCAGTTGGGTTAGGCATTTGTGATGCAACCTTACGGTGCGCCATAAACTTGACAGCCAATCCTTCTCCAACTGAACCACTAACAAGATCTGTTGTGGTTACTTCGTCCTCTTCATCTTCAAGTAGTTCACTTACGAATGACCAACTACGTGGTGTAGCAAATGAACGACTCGGACTCTTAGGATCGAAATCGTATAAATCTTTCTTCGCAAAAGTTAAGTATCCAATTACATCTTTGTGCTGGTTGTTTTCTACAGCCCAAGCAAACCAGTCATCAAAGTCAACAGCCATTTCTAAGTGTACAAAACGGTTAGCTAACGGAGCAGGCATTCTATATGTAACACCTTTGTCAGTTTCTCTGTTACCTGCCGCAACAATTAGAACATTGTCTGGAAGTACATATTGACCAATTTTACGATTAAGGATTAATTGATATGCCGCGGCTTGTACTGCTGGAGCGGCTGAATTCATTTCGTCTAAGAACAAAATAATCCATTTATGTTTTTTTGCTAGTTTTGCATCGGGCAGTTCTGCGGGTGGTGCCCAAGCCATAATATTGTCATTTGCCGCATAATAGGGAATGCCTTTAATATCTGTAGGTTCCCATAGTGATAAACGAACATCGATTACATGACCTTCAATTTGACGTCCAATTTGGTGAATAATATCTGACTTACCAATACCTGGAGGTCCCCAAATAAAGATAGGTCGTTGTTTTTTAAATGCCCTAAGGATACTTTTCTTAGCCCCATTAGGAGTGACAGTGCGTAGTGCAGTAGTTTCCATTGTGTATTCCTCTTCTTGTGTTTTTTTCAGTGCCATACTTAATTAGTATAATACTAATATAGCACCTTTATAAACAAAGGTCAACCACTTTTGGATTCTTTTTTTTGCCTAGTTAATGCTTTTTGGAGGCCGTATTTCTTAACATCTCCACTGAAAAGATGTAGTTCGACAGCTTTTTTTTCGTTTGTTACAACTATTCCGTGTGTTCCTAACCAGTACGGACAATCAATAAATTGGTCTAACCAAATTAGTGTTTGTGTTGTTAATTTAAAATCTGCTGGAAATGGAACATCGTAAGTAGATAATCCTAGTTTCTCTTTTACAAACATTATTCCATCGTCTGTTAATCTTAACCCACCACTTTCTTTCTGTCTGATGTTTTGCCACCAAACAGGCATGTATTCTTTTATATTTGCTTCATTTACAGTTATGTCAGCATTTTTTAGGAAGATTTTTGTGTAGGTTAATTTCCAATTCATTCTTTAACTGTTTCACCTTGTGTAAGTTTTACAACAGTAAATTCGTTACACTGAAACATCTCATTCATTTTTTTGGCTAAATTGTGTGCATGTCCTGGATTTGAAAAACTTGTTTTCTTATATTTAGGACCAGGATAGCTTGTCAATATATTGGCGCTCTTTAGATTAAACGGTTTATTATTATGAAAAACCGCCCAAATAGCTTCTGCTTCTAATACTTGTTCGCTTCTGTATGTTTTCTTATTAACATATTCTAACAGAACATTTGGCTTAGGCCTGCTCATATGCGTTTCCTTTTTAATTATATACGCATATATTTATCTCTTTTTTATAGTAATAGTAGCAGTTTACCAGTCATTCCCGCCGTCAAGTTGTACCTCTATAGGTTCTTGTTCAGCAGATTTTGCATTTTCTTTAACATAAAGTTCTAATCGCCGTGTAGTCTAGACATAACAATGCCTAAAGTAAATGCTAAACTTTTTGCTTGCGGCATTGTTAATCTAATTTCTTTTTGATTACCTGCATCAGCGGCTTTTACATTTTGTATAAAAGACTGTATAGAGCTAGTATTAAGAGGCTCTGTTGACACGCGATAACTCCTCACGCATTTCGAATTCAGTCTTAAATGGACCTCTATGTTCGTAGCGTTCTATTGTAATTAGTTTAGGACAAAAACTTTTGACCCAACCTTTTTCAAAATGTATTGTGTAATATCCCGCACAATATAAACTTTTTGATTTGTTACTTTTACTAAACAATGGTAATTTATTCCTAACATCGTACATAGGATTAAATGGTTCACAACTAGTAGGATAGCCATGAACATCATAATCGTTTGCAGGTTTTTTATCTGCTGTACTCCAAGTAATTTTACCTAGTGCTTTCTTCATTTGATTCATTGTACTAAAAACTTGTGTACCTTGTGTACAAGTATAAGTGTAACACTCGTCGCTTGCACTTAAGGTTCCAACTTTAGAACCGTTTTCTTCTACAATCCAAAACTTGTTTTTTAGTACTTCTTTTGCATTTATTGTCATTGTGGATACCTCGCTTGTAATGGTTCAGCAAAGTTTTGTGCTTGGTCTGCAACTCGTTGCATATCCCATTTAGCACAAAATTTCATTAATCTCATACCTACTTGTGAAATGTCTTTTGGTTCAACACTATTAATTACACTGTTAATTGTGTTACGAATTTCTTCTGGTTGTGCAGATAAATCACAAAGTGTTACGTTGCGATTATAATCATCTAGCACACGATGTTCTACACCTTCATGATCTACCCAACGCTGTAGCATCATGTTATTCCAGTTGTAGCCTTTTGTATTCTTATCAGCAAATGCTTCTTGTAAGCCTACTTTATTACGTGTACCTTTCTTGCGTACACCAGGAAATGCACTAAACACATTATCACTTGTGTCACCACGCATACATTTCTCAAATAGTAGCCATTCTGGATCAGGCGCTTCTTTAGGAAGTTTTGTCTTTTTGTCTATTACTTCTTTGCCTTTATCATCAAAGTAATCTTCATGTGTAATAGTTACATTCTGTACACCGTTGTATTGTTTTACATTAGGTGCAATTAGTTGTGCAAAGTCACCGTCGGTACTAATAATTACATGATCATCATCTGGATGACTTTGCACCCATCCTGCTATCAAATCATCTGCTTCTAGTTGCGGATGTTGGATCATAGTACAATTAGTCTTTGTACCGATAAACTCTTTAAACTCATCAAAGATTTCCCAAAACACTTTATCTTCTTCTGCTTGCGAAGGAGTCATTGCGTCACGTGTTTCTTGCCGATTGCGCTTGTAGGGCTCATAATAATCTTTACGCCAGCTACGACCTTCTAAGCAAAATACAACATGATCTGCGTCAAAGTCTTTCCACGCCTTTTTAATGCTGTTAAATGTAATATGTAATGCCATACCAACTTTTGTATCTATGTCACCACGTATAACATGACGAGCTCGGAAAAATGTATTTGCTGTGTCTACTAATATGTATGTACTCATGAAACTTCACTTTTATCCTTATCTACGGGTTTAACATTAATATAACCCATTTCACGGTCTGTGTCAAGATTGTCTTCTTCCAAAATCTGTCTTGCTAGAGTTTTAAACCAAGCATCAACTATTTGTTCATTAGTTTCACCCGAATAACCTGCATCTAAAAGTTGTTCAATAAATTCGTTATTCCAATCTAATTCAAAAAAACCATTTCGAATATTATCTTTGTTGACTTGAGTGTCTAATACAGCTACCCAAGGTTTACCTTCAGCAGTTGCTTGCTCTTTTTCTTTTTGAAGAACTTCTAGTCTCATTTCTTTTTGTGTCTTTGGTTCTTCTGTTTTTTCTTGTGCCTTTTTATCTTTTACAAGTTTATTCCACCATCCCATTATAGTAGTCCTTTCTTCCTTAGATCGTCATCTAAGTTTTTATTAATTGGTGCCTTCATTGCCTTTTCGTGTTGTTTATTTTTATACAAATCAAGTTCCCCAGGCATTTCCGAATAGCGATATGTGGAGTCGGGGTGTAAATCGCCATCCTCTTTGCATACAGACTTCTGCGACTTCTTTGACATTAAGATTGTATTCTTCACTGCGTCCACCCAAAGGCATACAGTAAACAGGACATTCCACTCCTGCTTTCTTATATGCTTCGACAGCTCTACCAGCTTCATTAATATCGTTTTCGTTAGCGACAACAAACTTAAGATACATGTCGCTACCGTCAACAAGGCTATACTCATGAGCAATGTTAGGCAGTATAGCAGTATCCCAAGGTTCTCCTGAAACGCTAAGTTTTGGGGAACAACTCCAAGTGATTGTAAATCTGTCTTGATTGTTGAGATAATCGAAGAACTCGTCGTGTAATGTTTGTGTAGTGTTTGTTTCAAATGTAACATTTTTCAAATCCCTCATGCGTGGATGTTCAAATAGTTCGATGTATAGCTTTTGCCACGCTAACAAAGGCTCACCACCTGTCATAATCAAGTGTACATCTTGTCCATTGTCCATTGTCCACTTACCTTCTGGAGTAAGTGAAAGTAGATGTTCAACAACTTCGTCAACTTCTGCAAGTTTGTTGAAGTGTTTAAACTCTGGATAGATACTTGCATATGTATCACAACCTGTGTGAATGATAGGCAAGTCTTCAAATTTTTCTGTAGTTTTATGCACATCTGCATCAAGTAATGCTTTTACTTCAGCATTGTGCCTTTTTCCGTCTTTGTGTTGTTCCCAACGATCTCTAGTCTCATCTGTACCAAAGTTCATGCAACGAAAGTTACAACCAAATGTACGTAAAAATACACTAGGTACGCCGACAAATTTGCCTTCACCTTGTACTGAATAAAATGCTTCTGAATATCTTAGCTTCAACTTACTACTCCTATATTGTATTATAATATACTATATTTAGGTTTTTGTCAAGTGTTTTATGTAATTTTTTGCAATAAGATTGTGAAATTTGGTATTATAATGCTCTTTATCTTCCAAAAAGTATGCTTCGTGGTTAATTTGCTTGTTTTGGAAATATAATTCAATACTTTGATCTGCAATAGTTGTGTTTTTAAGTTTTCCATAAAATTCATAACCTTCTGGAAAGAATGTTCTTTCACGCATTTTAAAAAGATACAAAGGAACATTGTAATCGGCACACATATTATCCCATACATAAATGTCCTTAAAAAAGTCTCTTTGTTCTAAATGTGTGTTCAATTCAAAGAAAGTTTTAATGTCCATATAGGAAGATTTTCTTATATCAGGCTCTGTCAATCCCTGTTCATAACTAAATTTAAGTCCAGGAAAATTTTCATAATCTCCTTGATGGGGCTTTTGATATAATTGAAAATAGTCTCCTTCAATAGTTTTGTCCATATATCTATCAACTAGGCCATCTTCAGTTGTGCCTACATCGTGAGTAAAATGATCAACAGGTACTATATCAGGAGAAAGTTTTTGATTAAAAGATAGTGTAAATCTATTAAGACTACTTAATAGAACAAATACTTCGTCAATGTCATTGTACTTGTTAAACATTGCTCGTATGTAATCAGTGTATTGTCTAATACTTGCACCGGGCATAGCATAGACAATACATTTTTTATTATTTAATTTTGCATATTCTAAAACATAGCTGTTATCGTTCCAGTTAGTAAAACTATCAGGACCAACTTCTCCAGCTTTTGTTTTGTATCCGCAGGTATGACTGTCGCCAATAAAAAGTGTTCTAGTCATTAAAATATTTGTTTAACATTTCTAATCTATCATCTGCTTGTGCCATAGCATCAAGTTCTTTTTGGATAGTTTCGATGATGTCAGAATGCTCACCGATGCCTACAACTTTTTCCATGTATACATCAATGTTTGTTTTATGCAGTTTGACTTCTGCTTCTGCATGGGCTCTTGCCGCTTCAATCAATCTTTGTTTCAACATAAATCTCCTTCTAAGATCTTATTAGTAGCATCTACAACTTCTTGCGTAGTATAATTGCCGTTTATTTTTTTATATATTTCATTTGTTTTGTAATTGCCTTTTTCTGGTATAACGTGCCTAACGCCTCCTGTTGGATCTTTCATGTCACCTTTCCGGCGTGGAATAAGATGAACATGTGGCCAGTCGATAGTTTGACCTGCCGCTTCTCCACAGTTTTGTCCAATGTTGAATGCTTCACAATATCCGCGATCAACCCAATCATAGCCCCATTTGTATGCGGCTTCGAAACACTTACTTAAATCCTGCCATGTTTGTTCTTTTGGTACAAAAAGAATATGTCCTTCTGTAACAGGATATTTGTCTTTGTAAACTGTAAAGTCTTTTGTATCTATTAATACATCAGTCCAAGGTTTATTTTTGCTCATGTAATGCCGCCAAGTTAAAACTGATTGTTACTCTTTCCTGATCTGCCATTTGTTGGTCAACACGATGCATCAACCAACTAGGAAATAAAATTAATCTACCTGTTTTAGGTTTTATACTGTAGCTAGATGTATTATATGAATTTGCTTCATTAGTTTGCATCCAAGGCCAATTACTATTTTTGTTAGAATCTAAAAATGTTATTGGAGAATCGTTTTCATTTGCTTGTACATAATACACGCCACTCCAAGTAGCAGGAATATGATTATGTTCAGGATGAACTCCAAACTGTCTTGTAATACTAAACCAGCTACCTGTAAACATTATTCCGCCATCTATACCAATTAACTTGTTAGCAGATTTGCCACATTCTTCAATAAATGACTTTAATTCTTTACATTCTTCCATGTCTAGTGCTTGTGTATACGGATTGTAATTTGTATAACTATTAGCACTATAAGGAATAGGATTTTGATCTTTTGACTCAATATCTTTCATCTTTGGTACTAGTACATCTGCTAAAATGTCTGCACTAGGAAATTCTGTACCTAGTAAAGGCACAGGAAATAAATCTAATTTGTCCATATTAATTTGCATATGTTCCTACGTTCTCCCAAGGATATACTAACCATACATCCTTTTCTAATTTGTTAACTTCGTCACATGAGTAAGAAACTTGATCAAACTCACTAGACAAATTTTCTGTTAAAACTGCAAAGCGTACATTATTACCCCAAACATTATTCCAATCTTCATGTCTTGGTAAACACCCTGCAGGCCAATCTTCTTTGATCCAATTAAATGTTGCACCGGTATCATTAATATCATCTACAATAAGTATATTCTTTTTCATATCTGTAGCGTCACTGTCTGGATATCCGAGTGCATCAACAGCCATCCAATTATTACTTTCTAAACCATGTACAGCATCACGTAAACTAACTTTAAGTGCTTCGCAACGTATACCAGTCATGTTACTTATTATTGTGGCAGGAACATTGCCGCCTCTTGTGATGCCAACAATATAATCTGGACGCCAATTGTCTGTGTACATTTGATTAACAATGCTTACACACATA